TATATTACCAGACACAACTGAAACATATGACATTGGTTCTACTACAAAGAGATTTAATGATATCTTTCTAGCAGGTAGCACAGTTGATATTGGTGGTACAAAGATATCAAAAGATAGCAATGGTGACATTGACATCAAAGATTCAAGCGATGTTAGAAAAACAATAAAAGCCGCGGCGATTGAACTATTTGATACTAACGGTAAGAAAATTAAAATTGAACGTGATGCCACATCGGGTAAAATGAAAACCAAGAAATTTGATTCCAGTGGCAATGAAGAAGCATCTCAGGATGTGATTAACATCGGTGATGACCAATCACCAAAACTAGGTGGCAATTTAGATGTAAATGGTAACAGTATTATTTCTTCGGGTAATGGAAACATAGTTATTACACCCCATGGTTCTGGTAATATATTGTTGGATGGTATGACTTTTCCAAATACAGACGGCAGTAGTGGACAAGTACTACAAACAAATGGTTCAGGAACATTATCGTTTGTTGATCAATCCGGAAACTCAATATCACAAGGAGACAGTTCACTTGCAGTATCAGACTCTGGTACAGGAGTAGCCACATTAGTTTTAGACAACGCAACACATACAACATTTAATTCAAATGGTATTACTTTAGCAAGTGGTGTGTTTAGTGGAACTGCAACATCGGCTCAATATGCTGACTTGGCAGAAATTTATACTAGCGATGAAGAGTATGAACCAGGCACTGTTTTAATATTTGGTGGAGATAAAGAAGTCACTATAACTAATATAATAGCAGATCACAGAGTTGCAGGAGTTGTATCAACTAATCCTGCACACTTAATGAATAGTGATGCTGATGGTATAGCAGTAGCATTAAGAGGTAGAGTACCTTGTAAGATTGATGGACCAATACGCAAAGGTGACATAATTGTTTCAGGACCTATTGCAGGAACAGGCGTTGCATTAGCAAAAGAAAGTGCTATGCCTAACGCAGTTTGCGTTATAGGAAAAGCAATAGAAGAAAATTTAGATTCAGGAATTAAGATAGCAGAGATAGTAGTGTAATGAAACTTCCATTTTACTCAGACGACTACGAAGGCGAATTTGTCATACACAATGTTAGTTTAACCGACGGTGTTAGAACAGAAGACCGAGAGTGGATACCCAGAACGATTATGAATGATGACCATCGTGGTTATGCAGTTGTGGTTGGTAACGGTAATAGCAGAGTACGAAAACAATTTTCCTTAGAGTATATTGAAAATCATAGTGGAGGTTTGTTAGCAAACAAACGTTGTCAAACTTACGGGTGTAATGCTATATATAGAGACATGAAACCAGATTTCACTGTCACTATGTTAGATGATATGACAAAAGAAATAGCCGACTCAGGCTTTGGTGAAAATAATATTGTATATACAACTGCTAGGAATGTTGTAAAATACCCAGGCAAGTTTCATTTGATTCCACAGAATATTAGTTACTATAACTCGGGAACAACCGCAACATATTTGGCTTGTTTTGACAAGCATAAGGAAGTATATTTGATTGGGTTCGATAATCAAAGAGATCCTGAATTAACAAATAATGTATATGCGGATACAGAAAATTATCCATCATCAACAGAACCGTCATCAGATGCGAAATGGATTGCACACATGAAAGTTATATTTGATTCTTACAAAGATGTTAATTTTCACTGGGTAAATGATAATCCTGCTTACACATTTCCAGACGATTGGAAGTGGTGTAAAAACGTAAAGTATTTAGACTACAGAACTTTTATTAGTGATATGGATATAGGCGTTCAGTTAAAGTATAACTGGAAAGATTAAATTACAACTCTCCAGTTTTTAGGAGCATACTCCCCTTCATAACTTTTAAGCCATTGTGTACCAGTCCATTTGTATTGGATACCAGTTGTAGCATTAGTAACATAACTTAATGTTTCGGTTGCACTAGCGTCAAAATCTATAACCCATTTATCCCCGTCCCATTTAATAATATCATTTGTGTTAGCAACAAAGTCTACACCTGCATTGCTTTTCCAAAAATCTGGACCGTCTACTTGCACCGGTGATGTTGTTTTTCCAATATCTTCTAAAATTAAATAACGATTGCCTGTGGCTTTAACTACACTTGTTGATGTCGCTTTAGATGGGCGTATGATTGAATTAATTGCTGTTAGTGTATTAACCGGGATCGTGTCACTATCTACCGTTACAAGGAGGATATGAGGGTCTGCTGGGTGATATGCAATGGTTCCTACAACCTCAGCGTCATTGTCTTGTATAAAACGTATCTGTGTTATACCTGGATTAATAGGCCCGTATTGTTCTAAGACTGCTCTCCAACTTGGTTTTGTTAAATTTTCAGTAAGAATTACAGTAGTATCTAAAGTGTCACGAGTACTTTCTGCGTTTGTGTCAACAAGTTCTGCTTGACCATTTAAAAGTACAGCACCATAATTACCTGGTGTAACAGCACGTCTTGTTCCCATAACTAAATTGTCATCACTAACTGAATTTACTAAGTCTCCACTTCCATCATAGACACTATTAATAATTTTGTGTATAACACCCATCTTCTTAACATTAGCAGGCATACTTAACCAAATAGGCATACTAAATTCTAATGTTGCAATATCTATTTGGTCTTCGGTTCCAACAGGAATACTTCTACTACTAAAGTTTACGTTTTCTAATTGTACTAAACTTAAACTAGTCCAGTCGACGTAGTTGTCTGTACTTTGTATTTCTAAACTCGGATTAAACAAACATAAAATTTGTTCTAATACTTGTAATTTCATTTCAGTGTTAGTAGTCCAAATATCTAAGTTTAATCTTAGGTCATAAGGAACAGGCATATGTCTTTCAACAGTTACAGCATTACCTTGAGTACGACTGTATGTCTTTGTACTGTCATTAAATTTTCGTTGTCTAACGTGTAACTTATCTACAAAGTTAGGCTCTTGTACACGTTCTCTACTATATGTCATACTTTGTATATGCGTAGTCATTCGAGGAGCACTTAATACTTTGTTCTCACTTGCATCTCTCATTACTTGGGCAACGTTACGACTCATGTCGCCGTATGTTACTGGAATTGTAAGCAAGTCTCTGTCACCACTGGCATTCTTAGCACCAACTTCTACTTGAAAATTACTAAACAATCTTACAAATTGTAGTAAGAATCTTCTAATCTGATTGTCATAAAAAAACTGTCTTGCCATTCTAGTTGTCCTCTTCCGGTGTTAGAACATCACTTAAACGTTGTCTAGACTTTCTAACATCACCGTCGTCGTCTGTGTATGTGCTTGTATTATTAACAAAGCCATCTTTCTGCGTAGAACCAGCACCGCCTGTTGTACTTGTTCGAACTGCATCTTCAACTTTGACCCAACGTTTGCCATCATACCTAAACAAACGATTTGGTTTATAATCTAATCTAAGTACAAAATCTCCAATGTCTGCACCACTTGGGAAAGCAGTTGCTGGAGTAACAGGGTACCCGTTAGGAGCAATACCGTCACCTGCCATACCACCTGGACTGTTATATCCTTCTTGACTTGGTGTAACAGGAACTTCGTCAGCAGTAACAAGTGTACTACTTGCTCCAACTGTTGTTGTATCTGCACTATCTTCTTCTGGATCAGCAGGAGTACCATCATTATTAGTAGGTACAACAAAAAATGAACTTGTGTCGTAACCGCTCTTAGGTAACTCTTTTTCTGCTTCGGTAATAATGGCAGTGTTAATTTCAAGCTCTTGCTTGTATGTACTTAATAAATCTCTTAACTTGTTATCGGCACCAGTAACATCTGAACCGTCTTGTTTTTTAGCAGTTTGATCAAATATACTTCTGTACTCTTGTGAGTCAACTAGTGGAGTACATTTAACTCTCCATAAATGCGGATACCACGTTGGACTAAATCCTTCTGCGGCTCTGTTACCATCTTGCACAACATAATAGCGTCTTAATGCCGCTGGTAATTCTGAGTCCAGTGGATAAAAATCTCTCATATGAGGTAGTTCTATAACGTCACCGTTGATAAGTTTTCTACCTAAACTTTCTACCATGTCATTCATATGAACTGTAATAAACAATGTATCGTTTTGTAAAAACAATCCAAATTGTGTAAGGTCAAAATCTATATCTGAAACATTATATATGCCACGCATTTCATAAACAGACGTATCATATTTTCTATCTCTGTTCTCTAGGAATAATAAATCCTGAATATTTTGCTCACTTTGTGTAGCATAACTAGGCTGAGTGGAATCTTTCCCGTCGTTGTTAGCCGTATCGGCTCCTAAGAATTTATGAATGTTTACACCGGTACCACCGATGGTGAACATCTCACGAACCCTGTTGTCGAAAAAGTTGTAGTCTTGCCCTTTCTCAGGCTTCCACATGGATAGTTTTGGCATATTTGTAACCTCTTTGTAGTATTTATATAGAAACTATTCTTAACTAAAATGCAGAAAGATAAAGAAAAAGGTTGACAAATAGCGTAAAGATAGTATATTTAAAGTTAATTGTATATATAAAGTCATACAGGAGCAAATTTTGGGAACAGGAACATCAGTGAAATTACCACGTAAAAAGCCAGCAAAGGTGAGAACACCTAAGTCTGCCGACGAACAATACACAGGTCCAGAGCCTATATGGGACGATTGGCAATCGTGGCCTATTGAGCAATACCACAGAGAACGCACTCGGGTAACTGCTTATTATAATCATTACTATCAAGCCAAGGATTTACTACCGAAAGTAAAAATATGGATGACTGCTAATGGATACACTAAAGATGATCTACGAGCCGTTAGTGCTTGTGAGTCGTGGAGAATGAGTATTACAACGTGTGCTCAGTGTTGTGCATTACTTAAAGGTATGCCCACGTGGCACGATGAATACGATGCATACTTAGAAACGTTACCAGGCGTAATCGGAGGACAATCAGATCCAACAATATTTGTCCGTAAGTCAATCGACGATGTGGTTGCGTTAGGTAAAGAAATTTTAATTAAAAAGGGCGGTCAAATTGAAGAAAAAGAAAAACTTTATGGCGGACCTGCATTAACTATACAAGACAGGCTACGAATTGCTTCATTGAACTTAACTGATGAAATAGAAGAATTTCTAGATGTTGCAATAGACGACTTAGAAAAGTTTGATATGAAACAGTTCAATCCATTAAGCATACTTCGAAAGCAACAGGCAAAACCTGCTCATGCAAAAATTATTAGGGATCACTATACTCCTAACTTAACAGAAATGCAAGAACTAATTGGTCCTGTAAAGACAGATGATGAATGGTATGACCAGTTATTAGAAGCATACGAACCAATACCGAAAAAGCAACGTAAAAAAATGCATGACATTTATGCAGAAATTGATAAGGCTTGTTCGATGTTGATTGAGCATGGTAAAGCAGAACGTAAACCTCGTAAAAAGAAGCCAGTAGCAAAAGAGAAATTAGTTAGTAAGATGAAATATCTAAAAGAATTTGGAGAGCTTGGACTAGTTAGTGTTAATCCTGTTGAAGTAGTTGGGATGAGTGAACTGTGGATTTACAATACTAAAACTCGTAAAATAGGAAAGTATGTTGCTAAGAATATTGACCCCACAGGGCAACAACGTGATGGTAGTGGGTTAAGTATTAAAGGTACAACTATTACACAGTTTAGTGATGCTAGTGTACAAAAGACCCTACGAAAGCCTAAAGAGCAACTGTCGGCGTTTAAACACGCAGGAAAGATCCTTTTACGGAAGTACTTGGATGAAATAAAGGCAGTGGATACTAAACTAAATGGCAGAATCAATGATCAAACAATACTGTTGAAAGTTGCTAAATAGTGTATATAAGAGGAATTATTCATGGCAGATTTAGCGACAGAACAAAGTAAAGTATTCGAATATTGCAAAGCCAGTTTAGGCGGAGGCATGGTCGAAGTTGAACTTGATCCTGCCCACTACCAAATTGCATTAAACAAAGCATTTGACGTTTATAGACAAAAAAGTTCTAATGCAGTTGAAGAAAGTTATGGATTTTTATCTCTTGTAGAGGAACAACAAGAGTATATATTACCTGACCAAGTACAATCAGTAAGAGAAGTATTTCGTAGAAGCACAGGTGGATCCTCAACTGGTACAATGTTTGAACCATTTGAAGCAGGATATATGAATACATATATGCTACAAGCAGGCAAAGTCGGTGGACTTGCTAGTTATGATATGTTTGCTCAATACCAAGAATTAACAGCCAAAATGTTCGGTGGATACATTAACTTTACATTTGAGCCTGTATCTAAGAAACTAACAATCGTTAGAAAAATCCGTGCTACTGGTGAAAATATACTTCTTTGGATGTATAATGAAAAACCAGATGTAACATTATTAACAGATTTGCGTTGTAAAACGTGGCTTTATGATTATACACTTGCACGTTGCAAGTATATGTTAGGTGAAGCAAGAAGCAAATTTGCTACTATTGCCGGCCCACAAGGTGGAACCTCACTAAATGGTGATTCTTTAAAACAAGAAGCAATAACAGAGCTTGACAAACTCGAGCAAGACCTGTATAATTTAGTAGACGGACAAATGCCAATGACTTGGGTAATTGGCTAAACATTAACAACTAAGGTAAACAATGATTATTGGAATATGCGGACTCATCGGGTCTGGTAAAGGAACAGTTGCCGACACATTAATAGCAGAGCACGACTTTAAAAAAATAAGTTTCGCTGATGCACTTAAAGACGGGGTAGCAACAATATTCAATTGGGATCGTAAAATGCTTGAAGGTGATACTAAAAATAGTAGAGACTGGAGAGAAAAGCAAGACGATTTTTGGTCATCTGAAACTGGCAAAGAAATTACACCTAGACTAGTATTACAACTGTTTGGAACAGATTGTATGAGAGAAGGCTTCTTTGATGGTGTATGGGTAAGTTTAGTTAAACAAAAGATTTTAAACAACCCAACACAGAATTTTGTAATACCCGATGTACGTTTTCCAAACGAAATTAACGTAATTAAAGAGTTAAAAGGCGAAGTTTGGCAAGTACGAAGAGGCGAAAAGCCGTTATGGTGGTCCACTGCTATAAGTGTTAATCAACATATAGATGACTTGCAAGAAGTTCATTCTATGAATATAGTGTTTCCCGAAGTACATCAAAGCGAATGGCGTTGGGTAAGTGATGATAAAGATTTTGATATTGTTATAGAAAACAATTCAACGTTAGAAGACCTTAAACGTCTGGTATTAGATCGCCTTTCTTAGAATTCCATCCTGAGTGTCCTAACTCAATTAAACAATTTAAACAAACAGATTTAAGATTACTATGCTTGATATTAATTAAGTTACCATCTATGAAGTATACTTCTAATTGATCATAGTACTTTGCTTTAAATCCACAGTTCTCACAACTACTTTTCTTTTTATAACCTGCTTTAGCCCAGACTGTTAGTTTGGGTTTTCTTACGAAGTTACGGTTGCAAGTATCACACATTCTTCGGTAATACACCTTTTCGCCCTTTTTATAATTTATGGCGGCAGACTTCTTCTTGCATTTAACACATATGGGTCTAGTTTTCATACAAGTATTTATATACCGCTCTTTAAAGGTGACGTTATTCCTGGTTACAAAATAGACCTTTTTGTAGTTTTTTACTAAATACAATAACAAAGTTGTAAACGAATTAAAACGAATTACAAATAAAATAATTTTGCGAGGTAAAAAATATGGCGCTTGTATCACCAGGTATTGAAGTTAAAATAGTCGACGAATCACAGTATGCCAGTACGGCAGTAGGTACTGTGCCTATGTTGGTTATTGCAACAGCAACGAATAAAAACGACCCGACTAGCACAGGAGTTGCTAGTGGAACTGCAAAAATAAATGCAGAAAAAACTTATTTAATAGGATCACAAAGAGAACTTGTAACAACGTTCGGTGAACCTTCATTCTACAAAAGTACATCAGGTACTGCACTACACGGCTATGAACAAAATGAATATGGCCTTATGTCTGCTTACTCACTATTAGGTGCAAGTAACAGAGCATACATTGTTAGAGCAGATGTTGACTTAGGTGAACTAACAGGACAATCAGGAAGACCAACTGCTAAACCAGTTAATGGTACTCATTGGTTAGATACTGCTAAAACCAAATTTGGTATTTTTGAATGGAATGCAACAACACAAACTTTTACTAATAAAGTTCCAACAGTAATTACAGATAGTACTAAAATCTCAAGTAATGTACCTCTTGCTTCAATAGGCAAAGCAGGCGATTATGCGATTGATGCCAGTACTAACAATAATACTGTAAGTGTAAGAACTGCATCAGGATGGAAAGCATTAGGCACAACTAATTGGTATACTGCAATTCCAACTGTACAAGGTACTGCATCAGGCGGCACTGTTTCAAGTAGCGACAGCATTACTATTAACGGAACAACAGTTACTACAACTAGTACAACTTATGCACAAACAGTTGCTGACATTAATGCGGCATCTATTACAGGCGTTACAGCGGCACTAGTAAATAGTAAAATTGAAATTTATGGACAATCTACAGCGGCAAGCAATGCTATTGTTATTGCTAACGTTAGTGGAACATTATTAACAGACATTGGTGTAACAGCGGCAACATACTATGTTATCTCTGTACTACAACAACCACATACATCTATTCCAGAATGGAAAACAGCAGATGCTACTTCGGCGCCAACAGGTAGTGTTTGGATTAAAACTACAACTCCAAATAACGGAGCAAAGTTTGATGTAAGTGCTTACAGTACAACACTAGCCAAATTTGTTGCTAAAGCAGTAAATGTGTATCGTGGTGATAGACACGCATTATACGGTTTAGATTCAGTAGGCGGCGGTTTGAATATAGATGTAGGTACAGTTTACGCACACGCATTTACAAACTCAAGTGGATTTACACTATACAAATTATACGAAAGAAAAGTTAAAGGTTCAACAGTTGTTACTGGTACCGCTACTGCACCAACATTTGTTGTTGGTGATGCGTTTACAATTACGTCATCCGCAAAAGGCGTTAACACAGTTACAGGTTACACAGTTACAGCAACAGGCACAACAGCGTCAGATATAGTAAATGATATTAACACAGTTAATATTCCTTATGTTACTGCTAGTTTGGCTTCAACTGGAGCAATTACATTAACACACTCATTAGGTGGCGTTATGATACTTGCAAACACAAACAACACTCCTTTGGCTACAGCAGGCTTTACAACTGCTAATACATACCTTAGAGAAGGTGCAACAGCAGGAAACTTGGTAGCAAGTAACTTCCAACAACTAGTTTATACAGCAGGATCAATTGAACCTTCAACTAATCCAGCAACAGGTAGACTATGGTTCCATAATGTAACTGATGAAATGGATATCATGATACATAACGGTACAACTTGGAAAGGTTACCAAAATGTTTCTACAGATGCTAGAGGATTTGACTTGTCAACAACAAGTCCAAATGGTCCATTAGTTAGTGCAACTGAACCGACACAACAGTCAGATAAGTCAGCACTAGTTTACGGTGACCTTTGGGTTGATACAAGTGACTTAGAAAACTTCCCAATTATTAAAAGATGGGAACAAGTTTCAGGCACAGACAAGTTTGTAACAATAGACAATACAGATCAAACTAGTGAAGATGGTATCCTATTTGCAGATGCAAGATATATGGGTAACGCAACTACAGACGTAGTCAGTGGTGATATTACAACTACTAAATCTTTACTAACAAACGATTACACAGACTTAGATGTACCACTAGCGGCTAATTACCCACGTGGTATGTTAATGTTTAATATGAGACGTAGTTCTTACAATGTAAAAGAGTTTAAGAAAGATTTCTTTAACTCTACAAACTTCCCAGGTAAAGTATTACCAACGGAAAAAGATGCATGGGTAAGTAAAGCAGGTTTACAAAATGATGGTTCTCCATTCATGGGTAGACAAGCAGTACGTCAAGTTGTGGTAGCGGCTATGAAATCTGCACTTGATACAAGTTCAGAATTACGTGAAGAGCAAAGAAACTTTAACGTAATGGCGGCACCAGGATATCCAGAACTAATTGCTAATATGGTATCATTAAACAATGATAGACGTAACACTGCTTTTGTAATTGGTGACACACCAATGAGATTAGCGGCAAATAGTACAGATATTCAAAACTGGGCAACTAATGCCAAACTAGCAACAGATAATAACGATGATGGAATGGTTACTGCTGATACATACTTAGGTGTGTTTTACCCAAGTGGTATTACTACAGATTTAAATGGTAATAGTATTGTAGTTCCTTCAAGTCATATGATGTTAAGAACAATGATTCGTTCAGATGACGCTAGTTATCCTTGGTTTGCTCCGGCAGGCACAAGACGTGGTATAGTTGATAACGCAACAGGCTTAGGATATATTGATGTAGCAACTGGTGAATTTACTAGTGTTGGAGTTAGAGAATCTTTAAGAGATACTTTATACGAAAACAGTATTAACCCAATTACATTCTTACCAGGCAACGGTGTATTAAACTATGGTAACAAAACTAAAACGGCAACAGCGAGTGCTTTAGATCGTA